TGTTTCCAGTCTTCTTCTGGTAAATATTCTATTAAATTTACTATAGGTAAGAACGTAAGAAGTTCTTCTATAGCTTCCACTTCACCACAGTGTATATCTAATTGTATTTGTTTATACACTGTTTCTATAAGGTCCTCTTTACTTTTTGGACTTTTCATCTTGTGTCTTTTTATTATGGCAAACATTGCATAAAACTTGAAGGTTATCAATTTCACAGAATAGTCTTTCAACAAATCCTGGAAGATCATTTGCACATCTTAAAGTACCAGCAGGAATAATATGATCAACATTAACTTCTTTATCAGCAAACCAGTTTTTACACTCATTACACTGATACTCCCATTTTCTTTGATTACCTCTTCCTTTGTATGGTCTTTTAGCTGCTTGCTTAGCTTCACCTATAGGTTTCCACCATCTAGATTTTTGTCTAAGTGTACTTCTAATAAATCCCCAAAAAGCTGCTTCACTCATTGTGCCAGCATTTCTAGTCTTAACTACTCTAGACTTTGTTACTTTTTTCTTAGCCATTATGTATTTTTTTATCTAAGATAGGAACTAATCTGTCTCTAACCTCTTTAGCTCCAAAATCTTTAATTGAATCAGATACATCCTTACTCATAGGAAGCACTGTAATTTCTATAAAAGGATATTTTTCTTTATAAGTTTGCATAGCTTTTATACCTGCTTCATCATTATCAAACAACACTATAATTTTAGAATACTTATCTCTAAGTTCTTCCATCATGTCTTGTTTAATCATAGTGTTCTCACTATCAGGTGCTATAACATCTATACTAAGTTTAAGAGATTTAATAGACATTATATCTTTTAAACTAGATGTAATAATAAGATGTTTCTCACCTGTACACTGATGCATACCCTGAATGTAGTTAGACACTTTTATAAACTTCTTATCAAGTGTTTTAGGTTGATAGATTTTATAGAGAGTGCCATCATCTTTAAAATAACCATAGAGATAGAGACCTTTTATACAAAGTTCATTATCATCTTTGGTCATACAATAACTTTCTAAAGGTTTCACATGAAACTCTTCTAGTAGTTTAGATCCAATATTAAACTGTGTCCAGAAATATTGGTCTTGGGTACTCCATTTTCTAACTATATGACTAGTCACTTTATATCTGCTAGCTTGTTTAAACTCACCAATGTCATATCCTCCATTGTTATGTAGTACAAAGTCATTATACTTTTCTATAACAACCTGACAAGTTTTATGAAATGGAAGTTGTGTTAAATCTTTTATTAAATCTATAGCACTACCACCTTTACCTGTAGAGAAATCTTTATATTTATAAGTGTTATGCTTATCAACATAAATACACATACTAGGTGTACGTTCTTTAGGATTAAATAGTGATTTAATCTTTACATCTTGACCTATGAGTTTTTCTTTAAGCTTACAAAAATGTTCAAATATCCATGTTATTGGTACATCTTTTATACCATGTACTAAATCTTTTGTATTAAACATAAAATAGAATTTAAAAAAATAAGGGGGAATGTAAAAACACTCCCCCGTTTATTCACTAAAACTAAAAACTAAAGATTAAAATCATTGTTCAGTGGTTCAAATCCATTAACTGATTTTGTAGTAAGTGGACTAAAATGCCACTTATTAGTTTTATCAAATTTTGGAAGTTTGGTTTCATCTTCAGAACAGAATTTATATCTAGGAAGAGATAATTTTACAATGGTTTTACCATTATACTCATCTTCTTTACCTGCTAAGAACCAGTAGATATCATTTCCTTTTAAGATGTTGATAGCTGCTTCCACCCATTCTTCAATAGATGTAATTTTTGCATTTTTAGATAGAGCATCAATTTCTTTTCTTAGTCCTAATTCATCAGAGATAATAATAATCTTACTTAAGATTTCATTTTTATTTACATCATCACTGTTAAATTCAGCTGTGTAAATAGTAGCAGAAACTCTTGCTGTTTGACCTTTGAACTTAGGTCCTTCAGGATCTTCTTTGTCAATAGCCCAACCTTCAAAGTTAGGAATTGCAGGACCTTCTAAAGTAAGCTCTAAAGCTTTTTTACCTGTTTTAGCCGTTCTTACATTTGCACTGTAAATGTGTGCTAACACTACTCCGGGTTCAAAGGATTTTCCTAATCCTCCTCCCTTAATTTCTTGTCCTTCTGTCTTGAACATGTGTTTTGTTTTTTTAATTAATAAATGGGTTTTTAATTCTCATAGTCTTTTATGGAATCAATAACAAGTTTTAAATCATTAGCTATTTCAAGGGTAGAGAACATTCCTTTGGGAGATTTACATGTATTTTCACCATTAGTTTGGGTTTCAAATACATACCTAATTTCACCATCTTTGTTCTTTTTTGCTTTTCCAAACAAAACTATGGAAAAAAGCCCTTCCAAAGTAAGTTTTTCATCAACCATTTTACCAATTGTCTTAGCTTTAAATTTACGTTTACCTTCAATATCTGTTGCTTCTTCTGCATGAGTTAGAAAGAAAATAATTAAATCTTCTCTCATGTCTTTAGGCATACGAGCAATTCTAGCTAGGTGTGCACCTATCTGTGTGAACTTCTCATACCCCTTCTCATTAGCTTTGTCAAAGAATTCAAAGGAACTCATGTACTGAAAGTCGTCTATTACTATGTTTTTGATCTCAGGACGTTTTTCACTAACATACTTTATACAAGCTTCTATACTTTCAGGAGCAGCTTTATCATACATGTTTCCAGTAGGGTTGTCCTTACTCCAGATAGTGTACTTTTTTCTCCATCCTTTAAATGGTAGAGGCTTGTTAGCTACGTTAATAATAAATGTCTCTTTGGGATCTAACGTCTCAATGCTGGTAGACTTTCCAGCACCGGACTCTGCAATAATTAATACTCCTTGTGCCATATTACTATTTGTTTTTTATAAGGTCATTTAACCAGGTTTTAGCACTAACTGGTTTTAAAAATTGAATAGCAAAGTAATCTCTGATAGTCATATCAGAATACGGTGCATCTTCCATGGGAGCAGGGGCATTAGGAATACTAAGAGCTGCCTCTTGTGCTTTTTGAGTAACTTTAAAAGTGTTTTCAGTTCCTGTAAATGCTGACATTTTACTGATAGCTACAGAACTTCTATGTACCATTTTTAATTCTTCAATTGGCACTAAATAAGAACCTTTGGCATTAAGTTCATATTCTTCCTCAAATGCAGGTGTGTAAGGAACTCTATAAACTTTTCTGTCTGGATCTACAGGATTTAAATCTGAATCAATAAGTTCAAAGAAAAATCCTTTACTTTTTTTAAATTCTGATGGAAAGATCCCTACCACCAGTCTTCTTTGTTCATCATAAAACTGTGTCTTCATGTTAAAGTCATAAGGACTAATACCTAAATCACTAATGAGATCTGAATTATAATCTCTCATTTCTTTTGTTTTTAGGGCTTTGTACCTTGTTCTTTCTTCATCAGACATACTGTGCATAATGCTCATGTTGTTTTTGTTTAATTGTGAATGTATATTGTTAAATAGTTGGACCATTAGTATTACTAAATCTATTAGCTGTTCTTCTTTGAGGAGGTTGTCCTGTTGGGTTAGCAGCTTGAGGTTCAGGTACTTCTAATATTCTTTGTCTAGGAAAGTCTGCTTTCATAAATATTAGGTTAGTATCATCAGCACTATTTCTAGATTTTAAAATATGAGTGAATATATCATCTGTTTTACAAGTGTATTCTTTTCTACCATATAATTCTATATCCACTTTATAAGGTCTATTTAGTACTATCACCATGTCACTTCCTTGCATAAGAGCATCCCCACCAAATATATCACTACTAGTAGGATAGTTACCTATTGTACCAGGCATTTTTCTCACTGGTTCATCAATACTTCTATTAAGCTGAGAAATCATAACTATTATAATAGGAAGTTTATTTTTAACATGCATTAACATTTCTACAATATTATATAGAGTGGTTATTTTCTCTCTTTCATCTGTATCTTTTTTAATTAACCAGCTATGATCTATAGTTACAATTAGTGGTTTACCACCAAGCCCATTGTATGCTGTATGGATAGCTTCTTCCATTTTTCTCACTGTAAGAGAAGTGTTAATCTGAGTTCTGTAATTACCTAGTTGCTGAAACTTTTTTTGTTCATCAACATATTGTTTCATAAGCTTTACAGAAAACTCATCTATTTGTTTATTTGTAGATAACACTTGGTTGTAATCCAAAGCTGTTTGAGCAACAAAATCTCTTGCTGCAGTTTGTTTTGGTCCCATTTCAAATTGAAACTCTAAGATGTTAAAGTCCTGTGTAGGATTAAGATATTTAGCTTCTCTAAGTATTTGAGAAACAAACATTGTTTTACCTGCTCCAGGTCTAGCTCCAATGGTTAACATACTTCCCCATTCTAAGCCACCAACACCCATTTTATTTAGTCCGTCCCAAGGAAGTTTTAAAGATTTAATCTTTCCTATACGTCTATCTTCTATATATTGTAAACCTTCTTCTAAAATCTCAACATAAGTTTTAATTCCAAAAGGTCTGTCTTTCTGAGGAAGATTAAGAATATTCATTTAGTTTAGCTTTAGTTTTAGTTTTGTAAATTTATAAAATTTTAATGATATTACCAAAATTAATTCAACTAAAAAATACCTTAAAAATGAAAGATTTATTACAAATCTGTCTATGATTAACCAGGAAATAACACTGAATAAAATAGATAGTAATATTGAATGTATTATTTTTTCTAATAATGTCATAATTTATTTTTTTGGTTTTCTAATTCATCAAGTATTTGCTGACAATAATCTGCAAGTTTTGATGTCACCTCTTTTTGAGAATTCATTTTCTTTATAAAATAACTACTTGTTGCCATATATTGATAATCCCTCATCTTGAACATCTTATTATATTCATCAGCAGCATCTAATACCAAATCCCAATCATACTCTGGGTAAGTTTTAAAGAACCATACAAATCTTTCCTTTAATTCACTTATAGATTGTCTAGCTAGTTCACCAGAAGGAAGTCTTTTACCTGGGAAGATTTCTCTGTATTCTTTAATACGTTCATTCATATCAGTACCAAGTATGTCACTTGCCACCTTCTTTTTAGTTTTAACTAAATATGTTTCAAACTCATTTAAAATAATAGTTCCTTCATTAGTAAGATTACCAAATTGGTCTATTAAATTTCTTTTAAGAGAAATTTCTCTTTCTTTTTCTTGGTCTATTAAATCATTAGGTTTTATATTAGATCTACAACAATCTAAGAAATATATTTGATTAGGGCTGAGTTTCCATTTGATCGGTATACTCCAAAGCTGATGGCTCATAATCTTTTTTTATTTGGTTAACAATTGAATAATATTTATCTCTAAACACTGGGTCTGTTTCATATAAGTTTCTAAATGTATTTATACCATGTATCACTGTAGTATGATCTCTTCCACCTAAGTATTTACCTAATTGCTTAAGTCCATATCTCATAGATCTAGCTATAAAGAAAAATATACATCTAAGTTCTACCAGTTCTCTACATCTTTCTTTTGCTCCTAATTTTACTTTTTTACCAAATAGGGCAAATGGTATATGTGATTCAAAGTATTTTTCTAATTCTGGAAGTGTTAAAATAACTACACCATCATCAGTAATTCTATGATCAGTTATCACTGTAGGATAATATCCTACTTTTTCATAAAACTTATTAACAAATTCTGTAATAAGCTCGTGTTCTACTTTCTTTTTGTATTCTGCTCGGTTCATAAATTTTTAGGTTAATTCTGTAAAAAAGTGTATATTATATTGTAGAGAAAGGGGAGCAAACTTAGTTTAAATCCTTTACTCTTACAAATTTATTTTAAAAAAACTTAAATTTTTTCTTATGAAAAATTGGAAAACAACTGTTGGTGGTATTTTAGCTGCTGTAGGTAGCTACTTAGTAAACTCTCAAACTGGTGTAATCAATGTAATTGGACAAATTGCACAAGTTATTGGTATCTTCTTAATAGGGGCTGCTGCACAAGATGCACCTAGTTCTAATTAAATTAATTAATTTTTATAACTAATTGGAAATGAGTGGAACACCTACCCCTAAAAGTTCTGTAGGCAATGCCTTAAAAATTTATTTTTTTCCTTCATTAGTTACCATATTAGCTATGCTAATATGGAGAGACGTGTCTGAGCTAAGAAGTGACGTTAAATCACTTTTAGCTCAGTCTAACGTTGATAAAACTGAGATAATTAATCTTAAAAAAGATGTTGATATACTTAATCGTCAAGTATTTAAGACACCTATTAGTCCTATAACTTACATATACAATGATGAAAATACTGATAGATCTATGATTGCTGCTAGTCTTGATAAGTATTTTAAACATGAAGAAGTATTTGATATAGATAAATATTTACCTAAATTTTAATATGGAAAAAATAACAAGAAATATTCTAAATATTTTAATACTTATACTCTTAGTAATTATACTACTAAGAACATGTAAAGAAAAAGTTGTAAATGGGGAGGTTAAAATTATTAGAGATACTACTTGGATTATTAAAGATAGCACTGTAAATAGTAAACCTCAGATTATAAAGACAGAACCATATGCTGTTCCTATAGATAGATGGAATACAGAGTATCTACCGGATACAAATTATACTAAGCTTTTAGATCAATATAAAAAAGCTGTAACTGAACTACTAGGAGTGAACTATTATAAAGATAGTCTTTACATAGACTCTTTAGGATATGTTACAGTGAAGGACACTATTAGTAAAAATGTATTAGTAGGAAGAAGATTCTCTTATGATCTTCATTATCCTATTATAAAAGAGACAAAGACTATCACTGTTATAGAACCACCCAAAAGACAATTATATTGGGGAATTGGGCTAAATGGTACACAACAGGGGCTGATAGATGAGATGACAGGATCTTTAATGTATAAGAACAAAAAAGATCAGATGTTTGGAGTTAATTTAGGTGTTAACTCACAGTTTAAATTAAGAGGTGGAGTACAATTATTCTGGAAAATAAAACTTAACAAGTGAGTTTAAAAGAATTTGGAATAACATTAGCTGATAAAGTGGCTAGCTTTGTAGGAAGCTGGAAGTTTATTATATGGCAGTCTGTAATTCTTATTATATGGATGTTTCTTAATGTAGAAAACTTAGTTCATTTTGATCCTTACCCATTCATCCTAATGAACCTTTTATTATCATCTCAGGCAGCTTATGCCACTCCTATGATATTAATGTCTAGTAATAGACAAGCTAGCAAAGATAGAGAAGAACTATTGAAAGATCTTAAGGTGGATGAAAGTTCTAATCAATTATTAAAAGAACTTCATACACTTGTTACTAATATGCAAGAAGATCTTAAATTAGATAGACAAGCTCTTAAAGATCATGCTAAAATATTAACTCAACTTAAAAAATTAAAAAATGGTAACAAGTCAACAGGCTCTTAAAAAATATGGTGATCCTAATTTACAACACAATATGGTTGTATGGGACATACCTACTAATTTAGAAGTGGGTATTATTCCTAAAAAACTTTATTGTAATAAAGATATGGTTGCTCCATTATCTCAAGCTTTTAAAAACTTAATAGACACTGGTAAAGTGAATGAGCTTAAAACATTTGATGGTTGCTTTAACATAAGAAAGAAAAGAGGACAAACTACTATGTCTCTTCATAGCTGGGGTATAGCAATAGATCTTAATGCAGCTTGGAATTGTTTTGGTTGTAAACCAGTGTTATCTCCAGAATTTGTAAAATGTTTTACAGATGCTGGATTTGATTGGGGTGGTACATGGAGTAAGCCTGATGGTATGCATTTTCAACTAACTAAAATATAATAATATGGGATTTCCTTTATCAACAGATATATTTGGACAACTTAAATGGCTTGTAAAACAAGTTAAACTTCTTGTATATAGAGTTACTAAAATAGAAAATAGTAGTGGTGCAACAGCTGATTTACAAGGTGTTTTAAACAATGGTAATAGTGCAACTGATTCAAATATAATTTTAGGTACTGGAGATGGTTTAACAAGTATTATATTAGATCAAGAAACATATCATGCGTTAATAGTTAATAATGAATATGGAAATAATAACATTACTATTGATGGAAATAGTATAATATTAGATAGTGTAGGTGACGAAACAACAACTGTTTTAACAGCAGGTGGTTTTTATTTAAAACCTCTAGCAGCTGCTATACCAAGAACAAATGTTAATTCAGATGGTATAATTATCCAAGAAACAAACTGGAATTTAGAAATATATGCTAAAGAGGCAACTACAAATATACCTGTAATATCATTTTATGATGTTACTTATGCTAAATATCAATATATTTCACCAAATGTATATAGTGTATCTAGTGATACTATTTTTAATTTACCTCTTACAAATGGAGGTACATATCAGTTAGCAGTTCAAGAAGTGCCTCCATCAAATGATATTGTAAATATTGATTTATCCACTGGTAGTAAAACACCAAATTTAACTAATTCAATTGGAGCATGTTATTTTAATATATTAGTTGGATCAGTTACAAATAGTGTTGTATTAAATTCAACTTTCAAAGATTATTGTACATATACATTTTTTAATGAAACAGCAACTGCTAGATTTACAACAAATACAGGTGGACAAATATTTGGAACATCAACAGGTATAACAGCTGGATTAATATTAGTAACAAGAAGAGGTAATGATTTTTTTATAAATCGTTAATAAATAAGGTATTATGGGATTTCCTTTATCTACTGACATATTTGGACAACTTAAATGGCTTGTAAAACAGGTCAAGCTTCTTGTGTTTAGAGTGACTAGATTGGAGAATGGTGGAGCAGGATCATATAAAGTGTTTACAGCTTTAGTTACACAAAATGGTGGGGATGATTTTCAAGAACAAGGATTTGGAGCTGTAACAAAAGGAGTATCTTACTATTATGATGAATTATTTGAAGGAAGTGATTTTACTAATGTAGGTGGCCCAAAATATGGTGATTTACCAAATTCAGGAGGTTATTTTATAGCAACAGCTACTGGTGTACCTAATAATTATGATGGTACTACTATAGGATGGAGTAATGGAGCTCCCGTAGTAACAGTTCTTGAAAATACAATAGGTAATGTATGGTTTAGATATGATGATGTAGGTGTATATAGTATTTATTCGGATGGTTTATTTACAGTTGGAAAAACAATGCTTCAAGGAGTAACTTTTTATAGTAGTGATAATGATAATTTAATAACAATTAACACTACTTCTGATTCAAATAGCATTAGTAAAATATACTTAAATAAAGTGTCAGGAAATAATAGCTATATTGATGGGTACTTATACTCTCCTGGTGTACCAATAGAAATCAGAGTGTATAACTAACAAGAAGAAGTAATGATTTTTTTATAAATCGTTAATAAAAAATATAAAGTAGTAAAATAATGGCAAAATTAAAAGCAGGTGGTGATGCTTCTAGAAAACTCACCTTTGGTAAAAGAAAAAAAGGATGTGCTAAGAAATCTTTTAATAAGCATACACCTAGACCAAAAGCTTATGTAGGACAAGGTAGATAAAACCCTCTCATATATATACGTTATTAGCACTGTACTAATAACAAAAATAAAGGGCCCCTATGTTTATAGAGGCCCTATTTTTATTTTATACTATTTGTCCATGTTCATTCACTTTACTTATTGACTGACCATTAAAAACTACAGCCTGACCTTTTTCAGAATATTGTTTTATAATCTCAGTGTTGAAATAATTAAATCTGGCTCCTTCTACACCAATGAAGAATGCTTTATCAGAATACATAGAACAGCTGTCTTCAGCATCAGTGATAACTAATGCATTAACACCATTCTTTTCTATGCTTTGAATAGCAGCATCAATGGTTGTACCTCCTCCACAGTCAATCATAGAAATAGATATAATATCATTCTTAGACTTCTTCACTCTATTGTCAAACTTATAGATGTCATTAAGCATATCCATACCTTTGAGTTTAGCAGCAAATGCTTTACAGAAGTCTATCTTACTAATATAATCTCCTGTATCATTACTAACACCACAACTAGAGCTCATAGATCCTGATATATCTATATAGAGATCTATCTTACCTATTTTCTTAGTGTTCTTCACTTGAAGATCTTCAGCAAATATCTTTCTAAGCTTGGGATGTAATAGTTCATAGTCTTCTAATCCAGCTATATTATCACTATTAAACAAATCTTCATACTCAGTCTTTTCATTTGCACTAAAATAACTTACAGACTTATCTAGTAGTTTTTTAATCTTTTCTTTAAGACTTCCCATAGAAAGATTAACCTTCTCAAGTTTAGCTGCTATTTGTCTAAGAAAATCTGGACTAAGTTTACCTGCCATTCCTCCTTCACCTTCTGGTTTATTAGCATTCTCAAACATTTGTTCTTGAACATCATCATCCATAGCTTCATCCATCTGTTTACAAAGTTCTTGAGCTTTCTGCATAGCATCATCTAACATACTCTTACCCTGTTTACTATCCATCATTTGCTCCATAGCTTTGTCAGTACCTTGATTATCAAAATCAGACTGACCGTTTAGTCCATTTTTAATATCTTCAGATGCTTTTGGATCTATATAATCCATGATGGTCATACGTGTAATAAAATAACTAAGCATATTACGTGCATATATAGCAGACTTTAGATTGCTATGTTCAGACATAATCTTACCTACAGGATTATTAGCTCTTTCTAAGAACTTAAACTTAGTATGGTTCTTCTCATCCCTCTCTTCAAAATCTAGCTTATTTATCTGGTTATAATACATCTTGAAGATGTCTTTAGCCATATGTTTAGGAAACTTTCTATAGTTTTCTTGAAACTTATTATAAAATGCTGACTGATCAGGTTGTTGTTTTGGATCTATCTTTTTAAAGTCAGTGGTCTTAGCAAACTTATTAAAGTTTTCTTGTACTGTTCTATTATCTTTCATATGAGTATCCATAATATTCTCAAGCCTCCATTCATCTATATAATGCATGTATGGTTTGATTAAATCTGGTTTCTTATAAAAGTTAATCTTTCCAAACAATCCTTCTTTGTCTTTATAATGGGTTTCTATTTCACCCTTCTTTACTTTTTCTAGAATGGTATATACATTCTTGTAGCTTTTACTTGCCATCTTGTTTGTTTTTAATTTGTTCATTAGCCTGTTTTACAAGATCTTCTAATGAAACACCAGGGAGAGTAAATCCCCCTGGGTTCACTGGCTTAAGAAAATCTCTTTCTAGAAAGGGATGTTACTAGATACCACTTCATCTATCATACTATCAAAGTCTTCTGATGTTTGGTAGTCAGCACGAGCTGGATGGTTTTGTAGAATATACTGCATAGAAGTTTCTATCTCTTCCACTTGACCATTATCCATTACACCTCTACTAGCATATGTATTAATCAAACTCTCAATCTCAGCTACTGCTAACTCAAGAGCTTCATTATTACTATGAGAATGTAACATCTCTACCTTGCTCATTACAGCCTTGATTTCTGGACTCATCAACTTATTCTGTAATTCAGAACCAGCTGTTTGAGAAATCATAATCTGTGCTGTTTTTACAAGAGCCTTATCTACACTAATATCCCATACATAACTTACAGCTTTAGCAAGCTTTGGTACAAAAGTTAATGTACGATCTGAACTATGTTGATAACCCACTTCTAAATACTTGTCAAGCTTACTGCTTGGGATTTCCACTGTATCCAATTCAGCTTGATTAGGAATACCAATCTTAAAGCTTTCTTTGTAATTACGTGCACCCTTTGCATAATACTTAGACATATCACCTGCAGACACTCTGTTTACAGTCATCTTTAACATAAATCTATCCCAGAATGGAGAATCTACTTCATCCTTAGGAATTTCATTACAAGTTGCAATGAATAATTTCCATTTACAAGGAACTTTAGATTTACCATTGAACAAGAACTTCTCGTTCATAACACCCAACATAGCATTTCTAATAGCACTACTAGCTTTGTCTACCTCATTGATGATAACAATATCAGCTTCTGCTACAGGAGCATTAAGTTCATATTTGTTTTCTGTAAATAATTTACCCAAGTCAGGCATACCTTTAATCTCTGATGCTTTAGTACCTTCATCAGTTTCTAAGATGTACATTTTGTTCTGAAAGTCTTCAGCTGTCATCTTACCATCTTTGTTCAACCATGCCTTAGCATATTCTATAATAGTTTTAGTCTTTGCTACACCTGGCTCACCTACTAATAATAATGGTAATCCTGTAGCTTCTGCTAATGCTAGCATCTTAAATACTTCTTCCTTATTAATCAAGGAAGTTTCAATTTGACGTACCTCTTGAGTAGTCTTCTTTGTAATGGTCTTTGTTGACTTTGCCATTTTAAGGGGTTTTGGTTGTTGTTTAATTATTTGTTGTCCTACTAATTCAAATGAGTCTTCTCCTATAAATCCTTCATATCCATGATATGCTCCATTAGGATATTGTTTACTATTTCCTACTTGCTGATATAGTTTATATCCAGGTCCATCACTATATAGTCCTAATTCTGTAATGATTACTTCTAAACCTATTTCTTCTGGAACACATCCTGTACCAGATTGAACTACTTTTACTTCATCTCCAACTTTAAATTTATATATTATAGTTGGTGTTGTATATATAGATGGAATACTACCATTATCAGGTACCCATCTTTGTACACCTGCACTATTGGCTGTAATCTTCCACATTCTACCATCATTACCTTTTTTTCTATAACCTACATGATATAATGTAGCACTTTCTGTTGGACTAGGTCTTGTTGCCATATTTGTATTAGAGGTTTGCAAAGATGTCGGCTGCTTCACTAGATACCACTTCTGTTTGTTCGGCCACCAAGCCCAAGCTTGATTGTTCCAATGGAGTATCTGTCCTTCTAGTTGAGGATTCTTTGGTGTTACTTGTGGTCTCATTTTTAGTATCATCTATAATGTTAAAGATTGTAATTGTTGTATCTACATCTTTTAATAGTGGATGTTTTCTAATTTTTTCTATTTGATCAGGATTAGGACCATATTTACTTTCTATACTTCCATAACCTAAGTCATCTTTCTTAAGCCATGTTAAACCTGAGTTCAGGTCATTTACTAAATTAGTTACTGTTAAGTTTACTTCTAATTTGTTGATTGCCATAATGTTTAATTATAATATTGTTGTTTAAAAATAGTAAGATAGCCCATTTCATAAGTTTGATTAGATGAAATTTCTTTCATTCTTTTATTCAAATGTTCTACAGCATACACTGCATCTTCTTCTGTGGTAAAACCCATAACAAGAGTATTATTAATATCACTCATACTTGGATCAGAGTTTTTTGTAACTACTGTATAAACCAAAGTTTTTGGTATTAATCTTTCTCTTTCTATTGATTTTCTAAATTCATCATCAAATTTACTCATTACCAATTGATTTTAAATGTTGGACCATTTTGTCCGTTAATAATTTTGTTGATTTCATTGAACATGTTACCACAGTCCCACACTGTCTTTGTATAAGCAGCTGAGGCTGGATGACTAACTTTGATTATATGATGGTGTGGACCTATTAATCCTTCTAACTCTTGAGCTTGTTTACCCATCAACACAAATATTAGTCCTGTGTCTGTAAAGTTTAGTATATCCATAGTGTATGCAATAAATTCTTGCCATATACTATAGTGAGACCCTACTTTATCCACTTGACATGTAAGTGCTGAATTTAAAAGTAATACACCCTGGTTAGCCCATCTAGTTAAATCTACATCATATTCTCTATGTTCATTATCATACACTGTACTATCAACTGCCTCAAATATATTTTTAAGGCTTGGTTGTGCTTTACCTGTATTACTACAACTAAATGCTAGTCCATCTGCTACACCAAAATGTGGATAGGGATCTTGTCCTATCATTATCACTTTTAGTTTATCATGTGGACATTCTTCAAATGCACGAAACACTTGTTTAAGAGGAGGAGTAAATCTCTTACCATCTTCTCTTAGTTTATATAATGTGTCTAAGACTTTATCAAAGTCTGAGCTTTGAATAAAACCTCTAAGCTTATGAGCCCAACCAGATGGTTGTAATTTCTCTACTAGCTTGATTTTTATTTCTTCAAGATTTATTTGTTCTGTCACAATTTTAGATTAAATTTGTTACAAAAATATGTTATGGACAAAATTAAAATGATTAAACCAGATGCTATTATTGATATCAAAATAGGCACTGGATTTTTACAAAAACTTCAGAATTTAACAGTTTTTCTTGTTAAAGATTTAACTCCTGAACAATTAGAAACTTATAAAACTGAAGCTGAAGCTAACAAAGGATTTTCTGAAGAATGGATGGATCATGTTACAACAATGTCTGTTCTTTTAAAAGAATTAGAAACTAATGCTGACACCCAAGGATTTAGTTTTGAACAAGATATTACTGAAGAATAAATCCAACTTGTTCTCCTATTTCTATTGCTGCTTGTATAGCTAGGGACAATTCATCTCTAGAACAATCTCCAAAACTTTTAGCTAGGAAATATTCTTTACCTGACACTTCTCTTGCTATACAAAGACCAGCTTTATCTTTTATTAATAACTTCATATTCTCTACAGTTTCACCAATGTGTGTAGACAAATGTTTAATCATTACATGAAGTTTAGCTAGCTGTGGTAAAGTACCATCATCATGTTGTTCTTCATAAAAGAATTCTACAATAGCTCCATCTGCTAATCTAGATACAAACAGTTCATACTGTTTCATACCAGCTATAGTGAGAGGTTTTAGAATTCCTCTTTCTTTTTTATATTTACCATTAAAGTGATTCATCTACATCAAAGTATTTTATTTTTTTACTATCTAGATCTTTAAGTGCTTCTTCTACCCATTTCTCATCTATAGTGTTTTTATAACATAGTATATGCACTGTAGCTGTTTCATCAGGATTAAGTCTTAAGAGTCTACCTATACGTTGATTACTCTTACGTTCATTACCATATGCATGCATAATTATACCTGCTCTAAGCTCTGGTATGTTTATACCTTCATTAAGCTGAAGTACACATGAAAGTTTATCTATATTACCTTCTTTAAAATTTTGAAGGTTATCATCTGCATCTGTATTTTTAGAATGTACAGAATACTTGCAAGTTCTATCTGCTTGATCTTGTGTATTACAAAATAGTATACACTTTTCATCAATATCATTTAAAAGGTTTTTAGCATAAGTTTCTTTTGTTCTAAAATCCATTAATGCTCTCATCCTCATAATAGAAGTTATCTGTCTTTGCTTAGGACCAGTGGCTTCATATACACGTTGAGTCCAATAATTATAATTCTTGGTTTCTGATGTATAAAATTCTTTGTCTTTAAGCTTTATAAGAAGATTATTACTATTTGAGAGACTCATCTTATGTACTATTATTCTATAATCATTTAGAATATCATCTGATACAGCATCATCTGTGATATAAGTAAACTTTATTGGACAGAATTGTCTTACCATTCTACCTTTAGCTGAATCTTCATATCTAGGAGGAGTACCTGTGAGACCTAATATTCTACCACTAAACATTCCTAAAAAACTTAAATGAGAGTCTAGTAAACTATGACACTCATCTAATACCACTATATCAAAGTCTTGTGGATCATATTTATTAAGAGATAAATAGGTAGTAAACTCTACATTATCTATATCAATCTTAAATCTATTAGCATCATTTCTCCAGCTATCAAATATGGATAACTTAGGGGCTACTACTAGCACCCTAAGCTTCCCCATATTTTTCCCCTGTAAACTGTCAATATAATTAAGACCAATAAGAGTTTTACCAACACCCATAGATATCCCTAATCCACATCTTTTATTATTTAATGCTATAGTTAGAGCATCTTTCTGGATCTGGTCTCTTTTACTCATTAGTCAAATACTCTTTGTACTGTGTTGTCAAAAGGATTAAACTCAACTTGATTATATGATCTGTATTTACCTTTAGCAAATACCATTTTATCATGTTCATCATGAGTGAGTATACCCATGTCATTCAACATAAAAGTAATACTTTCATCTGTAGTTGTATATTCCATGTCTTTCTTAGACTCTAGAATATGCTTGTGTCCAATAATTTCTCCTTCACCAAGGACAATTCTTTTAGCTTTTTGCATAATATTTGATTTTAATAATTTACCAACCTGTTACATTTGTAATACAATAGTCACTTCCAACAAAAGCATTCATCCAATCTCCTGCTTGTAAGTAAAATCTTTTTGAATTTCCACTGCAGTTATTTCTTATCACCACTGAATAGTCAAATGCATTATCACTTAATACTAATCCACAATTACACATTTTTGCTGGATCTTTTTGACAGCTTGTTATTGATAAAATAATAGCTAATCCAATAATTAATTTTTTCATATTTTTATTTTAGTTATCAATAATATCATCCCAATGATCTAAGTCATCGTAATTAAAATTATACATGTCATCTAAGATTTTTTCAAGTTTGTCATTAGCTTGATCTAATGGACCAAATGCTCTACCAGCTTTAAATGCAGCTTGTGATAAGCTTTCAGCTTCATCCATAAATCCTATTTGTCTTAATGATTCATCAATATTATATTTAACTTTAGCTAAATCTTTATATAATGTTTCCAATTGAACTCTTTGTTCTTGTTCAAATTCTTTTAACAGTTTAGCATGATCTACCACTACTGGTACCACTGCTTGTTCTTTAGGTTTTCTACCTCTTGCCATAATAATTATAGTTTTGATATTTGTGAAAAGATAATTTAATAAATGGAGTCCATTTCCATCCTTTACGGTATATTCTTTTGGCTAACCAATAGCCTTTTTTAGTTGACATGAATTTATAATAGTTCCATCTTGTGAAACTTATCCAATAGAAGTTTTTCATTATAATAGGTTAGTATATTTTTTAATCTTCTATGTCATCATCATCATCATCTTGAAATAGCACTTCTACACTTCTTAGTGTACCATCAGGCATATAGTGTGCTACCACTGGATACATTCCATCTCCAAATGCTGTACTGAATGCTACACCCACACCTTCATTTCCATGTTTGTAATGAAGCTGTCCATATCCATCTTCTGATAGAGTGGCATGAGCACAAGCATTATAACTAAATGGATGTATTGCTTTAGTACCTGCTATTTCTTCCCATTCACCTGTAGCAATTAATTCATTCATGTTTTTACCACCATATATTTCAATAGGTTCTGCATAGTTTCTAAAATCTATTCTATAAGTAAGTTCTTTACCTGTGTCTTTGTGTTGGTAAGTTCTGAAGTCTTCAAAGTCTTCCTCCACCCATTGACTATCTATATAACATGGGTCACATAATAGGAGCTGACCTGAATCAACTCCTACATGACCAATTAATTTTGTACTCAATCTTCTAATTTTTTAAATTGTTTAAAAATTGATATTAAACCAATCACTGCTACTATTCCTACTAATGTAAATAAACAGAGTGCTAATATATCTATTGCTAGTGCCATTATGTTTCTGAATATATTAGTGATAAATATTGTTCTTTAGAGAGATGATATGAATTAAAGGTTGTTTCTGTAATTTTAGCTGAGTCTTTCATTTTAGCTACAATTATATCACCTTGTCTATATATCTTCTCTACGTTTTCTGCTGGTACATCTATTCTAACAGTCCATGCAATAGCTCTGATAGCATCTGCACGATTATCTACATCTTCATTAACATTAGCATTCCACCATTGTCTACCTAATGCAGCTTCTCTAGGTACATACAACCAATACTCACGGTTAGTAGTAGTGCACCAACATCTTACAGCATATACAGGCTGAGGATCATTTCCCCATCTGTCTTTGTTATAAAGTTTATTACCATCTATTTGATATAGTTCATATACATCTTGAAATGTATATTCATACTCATTAAAC